CACCCTTTTCATTCTCGAAATGGATTCCTGTAGGAACAGTTGCTCCGGCTCTCTCACCGGATAGTACAGTTATGTTTGCTTTGTCTTTGTATTCCGGACACTTCAAGTGGATATCTAATTTACCCAGTTGAGGCATTCCAAACGTACCAGACATTTCCGTTTGTGGTTTGTGGAAAGACCCTTGCAAGATTACAGATCTGTCTTCTGCCATAGAATCAATTGCCGTTTCCGACTCTGAGCCTGTAACTTTAACAAGATCTAAAAATCCCAATCCATGCGTGTGTTTAACGATGTCTTTTAAGATGTCTATCATAATGTTCTTATTGTATAATATATTTAGGTCTTAGTCTAGTGTTATTTCGTGAATCTTGTACACCACTGGATTTTGTTTACCAGGCTTCTTGAATACGGCATAGTTGGCACCGGGACGGAATTGATTCATCTCTACAACCTCATATCCTTCCTCCTCGATCATTTTAATCATAGCAGTTTTGGTGTTGTACTTCCAATATCCACGTTTTGCTTGGTGTAGGTCATGATCATAATGACAGTCTGCATACTGTATCATACAATAACCACCTGGTACAAGAACTCTCTTGATGTCGTGCAGGTACTGTTGTACATGTCTCTGTGTGAAGAATACGAACGTGTCCCAGCTGAACACGAAGTTGCAACTGCCTTGGGGTATGTTTGAACACTCTGTCTCACGTGTTTTAAAAAATTTCAGGTTCTTCTGTTGCAGTGGTGGGAACCTACGTCTGATCTTGTTTTCCACTTCTGGTAGTATTTCTAGGAAGTAGTTTAACCTCCATGCCCTGAACTCCTTGGAGAACATGCCTGTCCCAGGTCCTATCTCTAGACTGTTGTAAAGTCCTCCTTCTGTTGACTCCGCACTAGTCCTTGCAAACTGGAATATCTTAGTCTGTATTACCCTGTACAAAAATGGATCCACAATAGGAGTGACCCTCTTCTGTTCAAGGTCCCTTGCAAACCAATATTCGGGTTTATCCAACCGGTCGATTGTTTCTTGGTTGTTGGCATCCACTGCCAACTCTATGTCTTTTAATATCTTTAGATTCGTGTCGATCAGTTCTTGGAAGTCCGTTGCCTTTGCTTTTTCTAGTTTCTCGATCAGTAATTTAATCTCTTCTATGCTAAACATAATGTTATTTAAAATTCAAACAGTTTGTTGAATGTGTTACTGGTTTCAGTTGACTGCACGTCCCAATCCAGTACACCTATGAGGTTGTCTAGTTTTTGATCCAGTATGCCTGTTTCCATGGCATCGCCATCAAATGGCAGTTCCTTGAACCATTCTGGAATACGCAGTTCGTCCACAGGATATGCGATACTGGTATATCCTAACGGATTCTGTTTCAATTTACACACAATGACCTTGGCACCATCTGTGATCAGCATGGAATACTTGTCACCGTACATCTCTCTGCATCTGTTCCAGTTCATACTTGCCCTGACATGTCCTGGCATGTTTGCTTTGCCTTTGGCCACTTCTGCCGCTGTGTACTTGGTCATGTTGTTTGCTCTCTTGGGAGATCCCTTCTCCCAACCTGGCATGGCTTTGAACTCTGCCCGGAATTCACTGATCCTGTCCAGCACTTTTTTCTCTTCATTACCCGAAAGCACCATGTATAGTATCTCACTCAGGAAGTCTTGTACAAAAATCGGCGTGTCTGATCTTTTTAAATCTAATCCCATTGCCTTCATCTTGCCTTCCTTGCCTTCTACATCTGTACGTTTGCCTTCCTTATCATAGTAAAGCACAGCATATCTTTTCTTTGTGATGAACAGGCCTTTTGATGCAACAAGTTCTCTACCTGCCGCGATGACTTCTCCCCTTGTAGCCGGAGTGTGGAATGCTTTGGTCATGAATGATTTGAATGAACTGTTGACCTCTTCTGATATCTTATCGTACAAGCCTAGTACGGAATCCTTAGTCCATGGAATTAATCCGTCCTTGATCTCTTTCTCTAATGTTTTGTATGCTGAGAAGTAAACTGAATCTGTGTCTCCGTACACAATACTCTTGCCTTTGTGGTCATACTCGCCTGTCACGATCTCGTTGACTTTACTGGCCATGTGTTTTGTGATACATCTACCTGTGAGTGTCACACTCTGTCCGATCCTTATGTCAAAAAATCTACAACCTGGATTTAAGATCGCACCATACAGACTGTTCAGGTTAATTTTTTTAACAAGTTGTCTTTTATCCCAATACTCTCTTTCAATTTCGTTGTCTCCACACTCACGCATCTTCCTTTGCATCTCTTGTCTTTCTTCGTACCAACGTTTCAATAAGCCTGGAATGATTGCTTCGTATTCGTATGTGAATATTGTACCATTTGCACTCAACATCCATTTGTTGGTGCCTTCAAAAACTAAATCATACAGTTGTGCCGCACTCATACGCACACTGGTGTCATCTTCCCAATCTACTACAACTTCTGTACCTTTCTCTTTGTTCATCACTGCAACATACTCCCAACTACCAAACTGACTATCCCATGCCGCCGCAAATGATTTCTTTGCATGTATGGCCCTGTTGATCTCTGCTGATGTTATCACAGGTCTTATCTGTCCTATGATGGTCTCCGGTCCCATGTTTAATGCCCTAATGACACTAGGATACAGTGAGTTGATGTCAACAGATCCTATCCAGTCATGTATTCCTTTTTGTGGGGTTGCCACATGGGCTCCCGCCGCCGGCTGGTTCACCTCACCGTCCTTCTTGTACTTCCTACCTGGTACTATCATGCCACGTCTGTGTGTTTCATTTACAATAGCTTGTTCTGTGACTGCAACTGCACCCATTGTTGTTTGCAGTAGCACAGTGTTTTGGTGAGCGATCTCATTCGCAAGTTCTATGAATTTTAATTTCTTTTCAAGTTTGGCCAGCAGTGCTGTGTCCTGTCTGTTGTATTCAATAAACAAGCCAAAATCATTTTTATATAGTGCATCAAGTGATCCCTCGTAAACTGTTTTTCTTTCGCCTAGTTCATGTTCACCGATTGCGTCTAGTCTGAACGAATGTCTTTCCTCGTATGTGTACTTTCTATATAATTCCAATAGGTCTAAATGCACTCTACCAACAAGATCAAAACTTAACTGTTCTCGACCGTATTTCTCAAATATTCTCTTCTTGGGTTTCTGTCCCCAAAAGCAAAGACGTCTTGTGTCATCACTACTTAATACTTTCTGTATTCTACCTACGGTGTATGGGATATCATAACCTTCACTGTTCCACCCACTTAAAATATCTGCATCTTCTACTAACTCTAAGAATGCATCTAACATGTCTTTCTCTTTTTCAAACAACATTGTGTTAGGGAATCTTTCAGTAAGTACTTTTGCTTCTTGCATATTAATTGTTTTAGGCGGTACTGCTAGTGTGACCAGTTGGTCCGTCCAGCTCATGTAACAACTTATGGCAGTTATGGGCATGAACGGATCGTCTGTTGTTGAATAACCCCTTTCAGGATCAAAATCAACTTCAATATCAAAGAACATAGTATTCAGCTTGGGAGTCTCTTTGCCCAAGTAGTTCTCCTCGAGGCATCTGAATACAGGATTGATGTCCTGTTCGTACAGTGTCTTGTTGGATCTTATCCTCTGCTCTTTGATGAAATCTTTCTGTGTCGCACACTGTACTCTCTGCAAAGGCGTGCCAGTCATTGATCTGTGTTTACCCCTTGCGTCCTCGTAGTAGAAAACATATCGTGCATCGTATTCTACGAACACACGGCCTTTCTTGGGATCACGTTCTACGACGTAGATCTTATCTTCATCTTTTTTGTAAAGTGCGTCTATGTAACTCATTATTTTATATCAACCTCTTCGTTATAGTGCTTCTTAATTTTATCTGCGACAAACTCTGCGTACAATTTATGACCAAGCGTGTCGTAATGATAACCATCACTAGTGTTAGCATTTTTACTTGCCAAATAGTTATGAAAGCCTATGCCGTTGGCAGATTCAATTTTTGAAAGATCCACGGCATCAAACATGCAAGAACCATATGTCTCGATGTCGTCCACTGTAAAAAATAAATGTTTAACTCCTAACTTTTCACACAACAACTGAACAGACAGAACATAGAACCAAAAATTAATTTTATTCTGTTGGTCACTATAGAAATTCCGGTAGTACTCGGAAAGATATCCTCTGATATGTCCTGAACAAACATAACCGTTTTTATCCACTTCTTTGCCGTCTATGTCAACGAAAGTTCTTTTTGCACTTTCTTGCCATGGTGCTATCTCCATTGCCTTGTCGCGTATCTCGGGGTCATCAATAAACAAATCAACTCTAGTTACGTATGGCCATAATATAATACAGTAATCAAATCGAGATTCCGTTAATGCTTTACACACTCTTTTTGATACAAAATCTGGCCCTGCTCCTCTGACTCCCAAATTTACAGTACCAGGCAAATACGACGGCCATGGCTTCTGCATGAAGTCGATAGTATGACTGCATCCTGCGGTTAGTATTCTCATAATTGTATGCCTATGTAACTCATAAATTAAACTTATTCATATTCCTTGTTAGATATTGTTCACCTATAGATCTGCTATAATGCACTCCGTCGTCTGGAATATCTCCTAACTCGTAGGCAAGATTCAACGGATATTCTCCTATATGATTAGACATATCTATATAATCCGGTAATCGATCCACTGATCCACCATTAATGGTATTATTTCCATCAATAAAGTTTGGGGGATTAGTATAGTCATAGAAACTGCTCCAGTTGTATGGTATTCCTAGAGTTTTACATAATTCTATACCTCGAAATATTTCATGTAAACTTAAATCATAATGATCCTTATCTGATGTGATGTCATACATGTATGCAAAAAGTCTTTTCAGCATATCACAGTTGAGCCAAGAACCATTGCGACCGCCACTTGCTACCCAAGTTCTTTTATTGGTTTTTATTTGGTAGTCGTAATCGGGTATAGTTACTTTAATATCAAACGGTAGGTCAATCCTCGACAGTCCCGAGTATTGTAGATACACATAATCAGGAGTTCCTATATCATCAACATATTCAAATAAACGTGAGGTAATATATCGATTGCCCATAGCCGCCTTGGATAAATTTATCCATTCGATATTCTTTGAGCCAAACACTTTGGAAAAATCCTCATGTATCTTTTTCCCATTACTACACCCAATTAAAAGACATTTTTTCATTAAAAAAATACCTTGATGTTTCCTATTACATTCATTATAGTGAACCATGATCCCAAAACGCAAGTCCATATTATTCTTCTACGATAGGCCGCATAGGCCAGTGTGATTGATCCCATCAGGTACAGTGGAAACACAAATGCCATGTCTGGATGCGGTGAGGTAAAGGTTAGCATAGCTGACCCCCACACGGTAACAGCAACAGAAAACACTTCCAGATAGAAAGCAATTTTGTCTGTTTTGTAACTGGTTACCCAAAATTCTTTGAGTACCTTAAACACTATAACTTGCCTGCGGCTACTAATATAGACTCTAGTGTGTCTAGATCGTCAGTTAGGTTTTTGTAGTTGTCCTTGTGTGCGATTGAGATCGCTTTGTTGATCAGTGCAGGTTTGAGCTCAAGCTCTTCCGAGATTGCTTTCACTGTATCTCTTAAACCACCCTTTAGATCATCCACTTCACCCAGTACTTGTGAACCCTGTGATATGATTTGGATTAGCTTTTGCTTCTCTGCGTCATTGAAATTTCTTACTGCCATTTGTTTCTCCTGTTGTTATCCAACAAGTATATAACAGATCTGTATGGAATGCAAATTATTTTTTCTTTTTGGTATTAACGTTTATTGCTTTACCACGTCTATTAGGATTTGGATCTTTTCTTCTTTTCCTTTTGGCCGCACTTGCCCGGCCTTTTTTACCTAACGCATAAGCCTTCTTGGCTGGTACGCATTTAGGTTTACCTTCACCTTTGCTCTTGCCACCGCAGGCACCTCTAATTTTTCCTTTTGGTCCAACTCTTACCCATTTGTCTTTGAACCATTTTTTCAAATCCTCGTTGAGTGTTTCTTCAAACACTAAACCGCCGCAGTTAACACAGATGTCAACGTCTTCGTTCTTTACACAGTTGTTTACTCTCTTACCGAACATGGTCTTCATGCCCTTCTTTGTGTATCCCTTCCAACACCTTGTGCCTTCGTCTACCAATGAGTCTAAACCGTATTCAGGATTGATAGCACCGTGCATCTTTTTGGCTATCATGTCCATTTGCATGGCAACCATGAAATCATAATCTGAAACATCTTTTGTCCTGTGCGTGTAAATTTTTACTAGCACTTCATCATAGAACACACCTAGGTCTGCATGATGGTCTAATTTCTCTTGTGGTTTGACAGTGTTTAT